CAGCTTGGATCAGTTCGTAGTACTGACGGGGGTTGAGAACACCCACACGTCCGTCAGAGGACACGCCTTTCTCGTCCAGAGCAGCAGCTGCGTCATAGAAAGCAGCCACCAGGTTGGAGGAGCTGTAAGCGTCAGAATCGTTAGTGGTAGAACCCACACGAATCTGAGTACCACCAGGCTCTACGAAGCCAGACTTGGTGATAGGAGATGCCTGACGTGCACCACGTGCCACAGCACGGAAGGCAAGCCGGTCATACTTTTCGGCGAGGGCATAGCCGATCTTGCGGCTGATCTCCGAGCGCAGATCGTAGTGGCTCAGAACCTCGTCGAGGTTGTACACGAAAGCTGAGCTAATGAGCAGATCATCAACGGTGATGGTCTTCTCGGCCACCGGCGGTGCACCATCATCGTTGCCAAGGATGCTGCGACCAGGGACGTGGAATTCAGACTTAGTCCGACCAGTGTAGATAAACTGAAGAGACTTACCGTTCTTCAGCGTACGCTTCATGATCAGGTCACGGGCGATAGTGTTGTTCTGGAAACCCTTAAACATCTCACCCGAGAAGAGCTTAAGGTAAAGAGCACGGGCGTCACCCGTACTATTAGATTGACCAGGCCGTACAAGCTGTGCTTCAAGCTTGCCGCTGGCTGATTGTTGTGCCATTGTAAGGAGTAATTAAGTATTAACAACTCCAAGATCTTGGAAAATTTTTGTGTGGTCTATCCCACCGTCTAGACGGCTAAGGGTATCCGCGTACGGGCCAAAGCCAATGCAAGGGAGGTCCGACTCTGAGGTGCCTCCCAAGCTGTCACTCCTCTTCAGTTTCAGGAGTGTCTTCAGTTTCTTCTTTTTGTTCAGGCTCAGGCTCATACCTAGTTACATAAGCCTTGAGCGCATCAGATTGTTGTGCCATTAGAAATCAATGTTAGAGCGAGAAAGTTTGTCTAGAACATCGTTGCGATAAGCATCGTCGTTCTCATAACGTGGATCAGACATAGCTTGAACAAGCTCTGCCTGGCTACGGAATTGAGTGTCAGACGAGCGGGGTGCTTTGCCAGAAATACGTTTACCCTCGTAACCGACGGAATCTACGTATTGCATAGCAAGACCACGAATAGCCCAATAAGCAGCGTTGGCATCGCCTTGATCCATTACCGCATCAAACATTGCAACCTCTTCTTGGGATAGGTTTTCCGATGCCCAAGAGGTTAGTTGTGCATACTCATCACGGCCTCCAACAATTCCATACAAAGCTTCTGTCTGCTCTTCAGTGAAGTCTTGGTTTTGTGAGAGTTGTTCTTCTACACCCTGACGATACTGAACATACATGTCAGCAAGATCACCAACATCCATGTTCTGAAGTTGTTCTACAAACTCTTCGGATGGATCACCTTGAGCCTGCTCGTATAGTTGATCAAGAAAAGAAGAATCATATTCATACTCCTCTCCACCATCCTCTTCATCAGAGGTAATCTCATCATCTTCATACTCAACCTCTTCCTCACCAGGATCATCTGACTGAGAACCAAGCTTTGATTGAAGTTCTAGATAAGCTTTCTCAAGCTGTTCAGGACTAGAATATTTTCCAGCGAGCAAAGCATTGCCTTGCTCCTTATCCATCTGTTCTCCAACTTCAAGAGCCTCTTGCTCTGCTTCGTTAAGTGAGACTTCAGAAGATTCGGTTGGTTGAGATTCGTTATAAGTAAGGGTTTCTGCCATGGGTGGTTATTGTTGTGATTGTTGGGCTGCAACTGCTTGCTGCTGTACTTGAGCAAACTTACTTTGTTGTTTAGTAAGTTCCATTTGCTGCTGTTGTTCCATCGCTTGCTGCTGTTCTTGTTGAACTTCCTGTTGGGTCTTAACAAGGTTGAGAGTGTCGATACCTTGAGCAGCGGCAAGACGTTTGACAACCTCTTCGGAATTGATGTATTGACCAATAGCCTCTGGACCCATTGTCTGAGCAATGGTGGTCAAGAACTGACCAAGACTCTCACGGTCTTGTCCACGACCAAGTGCATTTAGACCTGCAACGATGACAGGACGAACGACGCCCTTAGGAAGTTTTGGAATCTCACCAGACTTCTGGAAGACATCCAACTTACGAGCCAGGTACGGCTTAAGGAATTCAACAGTAAGGAGACTGAACAAGCCGCCAAGCTGTTGCTCTAGTTCCATCTGTGTCATACGCACTTCTTCAGCAGTAGTACGTTCAGACTGACGAACAGTCAACACAAGGAACGCCTCAGACAACCGACGCTCAAGCTGCTGAATCATCTGATAAGCAGTGGCAAAGTCAGCTGTTTTACCTACCTGTACAACACCAATGTCATCAGGTCTGCCTTGAATGATTGCTCCGTTACCAGCTTTAGCCAACGAAGATGGCTTGGTAGTACTGGAAGGAGACACTGTGAATACAACCTTTGCAGCGGCAGCTGAGCCTTCTACAAGGGCTTGTGATAATGCTTCGAGTGACTGCAAGTCACCCATAAATTCCTCGACACGACCACGACCATAAGACTCACCATCAACTGTTTGGAACCTCAATGGGATCCAAGGGTTGGAAGATAATGGTGCTTTGCCTTTTGTGTCTGGAATGATGTCACCAAAAACTTCTTGGTGCCATACCATTGATCCTTTTTCACGCCTGACATAAGTAAAGATGTCAGCGTCCTCTTGATTACTGTAGTCAGTGTTGACATCAACAGGTGGGAGGGGATCAATACCGTATTCAGTTTCGAGTAGCTTTCTACTGATTCGTTCTTTAGTAACAATCTCAAGGATGTTACCGTCACCGTCTCGTTCAACAACAAAGCGGTTAAGCGGGAAGAGCTTCAGACCATCCTTGGACATGAAGATAAGAACATTACCGGCGACAACCAAATGCTTTAGTGCTTGGTGTACAACCACACGATCATCAGAAGCAGCAATGGCTTCAAGGATTGTGCGTTCAATCTTAGAAAAGGAAAGGTCAAGCTCAGATTTAATACGTGGATCAGCAACCTGACCTAGCATCGCTTCGTCTACTTGTAGTTTAAAGAAACTTGTTTGAGGAGGAAGAAGCGCAAGCATGAGCTTGGAAGCCAGTGTCACAACACCCTTTGCTCCAACACTTTGATAAGGAGTAATCAGGTTGCGAGCACTGCGGTTGTATGTCTCATCTTCACGAACAAGATACGGAAGGGTAAGCTCAGAGGCTTGCTCTGCAATCTTCAGATATTGAGAACGAGTAGAGGAAAGCGCGTCGTACCTTTCCTTTGCTTTTGTCATAGGTTTACATTACTAACTTTAAAAGGTGTGCGGTTCTTCCGATTTAATCCTGAAGCACCCAAAGCAAATAGATTCTTTCTAAAATTCTTAGAACGGCGCAGCCTTACACCACCTGCTGTGTTGTTACTTAAATACTGAGTATCAAACCGCTGAAACTCTTTAGCTGACGCAGCTGTATCGCTAAGCTTGTCAGCCATGTCACTTAGATCGCTTTCATAACCACCAATGTCATCTTCATAACCTCGGATAGTACTAGCTTGATCATCAATCTTTGACTGGTAACCTGAAGCCAAATCCGTAAATGCCTTAGCAAGGTCAGCCAAATCGGAAGACTTGGTGTCAACATTATTGGCATCAGATCCTAACTTAGGATCAACCTTATTAACATTATTGACAGCGGTCGTATCAATTGGATTAGCATCCTTCAAGTTGGTAGGAATCTTATCGGAGATATTTTTACCCAACTTAGAGTAGGGTGTCTTCAAGTACTGTCGGCTATATTTTCTAGCAAGCCTCAAGACCTGCTGCTTAGATAAACCAGTCTCCTGTTGGATTGACTTACGTTCTTTATTAGAAAGTGCACTAGAGGAAGTGATCTTATCTCTGAAAATAGACCGAGGACTCTTTTTGAATATTCCAAAACCACGAGCGAGTTGGAAAAAGTTTTTCTTTTGTTTAGCCATTAGATAAATGTCCTAGGTGTACGACCATACGTAGGCTTGACAAGTGCTACAGGCTGCAAGGAAAAAGAAAGGCTAGGCTTCTTAGTTGCCTTTTTGACTCGGTTTGCAATTGCTGATTTACCAAACTTGGTGCCTTTAAAACTGGTCTTTAGTCCCTTGTTTTGATTAAGAAACTTTTTTCGTGGTTGGTAAACCCTACCACCATAACTAAATCTTTTGGGTGGCTTGAGAATCTTAGTCTCGTAGTTGATCTTGGGGATCTCATAAGTCTTACCTTGACCAATATCGATCTTTACTTTTTCCTTGTCAGAGTAAGATGGTATGACTGCTCTGTCGTAAAAGTATCTGAGGTGATCGCTAGTTGGTCTAGATGGATTAAGCTTTAATCTACTCATTGGATTCTTCTAGCTTTGTTTGCAACCACTCCACAACAGAACGTTGACCAGAGCGGTACATAATTTTTTCAATTGTGTCATCAGGACTAGGAGTCAAGGGAGGAAACGTTGACTCCATTTCAGTCATGATGGCTCTGGCCTCCATTCCGAAGACCTCAAGCATATTGGGGGAGATTGACATTGCTGTGTTCAAAGAATGCAGGCATACGACCCGCCTTAGTATCTGCCAACTCTGGTGCCTTACCTTCGTACATAAGACGATCACTAGAAGCAAGCCAGAATTGTTTGTCTAAATATTTATTGTCTGATTTACCAAGAGGTTGCATCACCCAATTGATAGTTGCCTTCCGGAGTTTATCAAGAGAAGGACTGATGTTATACC